CGTATTGAGATTTCTTCCTCGGTGACCACGAATGGTACCCTTGAGGTAACGAAGCTGCCTTTGCTTTATTAGGTACCGCTAATTCAACTGCTATGTCTGCTGCACCTCCTGCTCCCTTTGCGGTAATCTTGAGTGCCTTGAGAATCTTTTGCTTGAGGTTAAGTTTAGACTTTTTCTTTCTCTTCTTCTTCAACTCCTTAGCTTGTTTCCGTCCTACCGCAAAGTCTCCTCCCGCTTTCGAGAGTCCAACTGGTGCACTCATCGAATTACCTGCTTCATCATTTCACTATCACTCAGGGCTTCCTTACCTGACACTGGGTTTCTCCCAGTAGCCTTCTCGTATAAGGTGTCGTATTCTTTTCTCGAACCTAGCTTCTTGGTGTTCTTGACAACCTTAGCGGTTACCTTCCCTCCACCTTTTTTATTGATTCCTTTGGCTTGAAGCTCCATCATCTTCTTTAAATCGCTACCACCTACGACTTTTGATTTAGTCTCAGGTTTACCTGTTTTCTTGTTCTTTCTCTTCCGAGTGGTAACTAGGAGCCAATCAGCAGTCCTATAACGCTTCGGGAGAATGCTTAAACCTATCTTTAACGCTGTTTTTATCACTGGTTGGTATGTTTGTATGGGTTACTCAAAAAACGTGTGCATACGTGGATTGTATGAATTAGTGTATATTTTATCATACAACTCTAGCTTCTTTGATGTCTTCCTCAGTAGGGAAAGGCATCGAGTCTAGGAGTTGTGATAACGCATTGTTATTTGTGGGTACCGCTGTGATCTCATTGTCCTTGAGGAACTTGGCTGCCACAGCGAGGTCAGGTGCTTTAGCTTCACCACTCTTGATTCTCTGGAGTAGCTCTTTTGCTAAGGCATCATGTAGGTCACTTAGGTTACTCATATTTCAAGATAGTCCTATGTTACTTGAGCCTCCCATACCTCCTACAAAAGGACTCTTTACTCTAAATTTCCGTTTACCTTGTTTTTTTCTAATCTTAAGATTGTTTCGAGAAGCCTTATTAGTCATAAGGACTCCTTTTTCTTCTTTAGGTTTCTTTTTTATTTTTGATAATCCAAAACCTTCCTTAAGGTCTTTAAGGTCTGGTCCTGTGTAGTTAGGATCTTTATCCCAACTATATGTCCTAGTGTTCCAAATGTATCCAGGTCGTGTCATAGGAGCATCTGAAGACATTCTTCCTGTTCCTCTACTCATGTATACCTTCTGTGTATTGTGTTTTTCCGTCTACCCTAGAAGCAGTAAGTACTCTTCCACGATTTTCTCCTTGGTTGTTATAGGAGACATGTATCCATCCACTCGTAGGTTCTCCCTGCTCGTAGAACTCCAAGATAAGTTGATCAAATTTAAGATTCTGCTCAATCCATTTACTTAGTTGTAGGTTATCTATTGAGGGACATTCTAGGTCTGCTGCCATTCCGAGGACATGTTGTGACGAATCGCCACTTCCAATCTTTCTATTTAACTCTAAGACCCTCAGGCCAGAGTTAATGTCAACTCGCCCGTGTACCTCACGGATCGGCTGGAGTATTGCCGTAGTGAGTGCCGTGAGACACACGAGTTGTTCTTGATTAGGTAAGTTAATTATTCCGTGACGAATAGCAGTTTGTGACCTAGTAAGTTCCTTTAATGAGAAGTTCTTACTTAGTTTCATCCGAGAAATTCTTTCACTGACTTAAATGTGTTCTCTGGCATTTCGTCCACTACTGCATCAATTAGCTTAAGCTGATCCTCACTGAGGTTATCTTCCATTACTTTGGATACGTGCTCTTTGGCTAATGACTGTGCTTGGTCTACGACTAAGGATTGGATTACATTAAGGAGTAACGATGCTACCATTTTGTGCTTCTTCTTCTAAGGGTTGTTTAGGTTCAGGGTTATGTTCTGGTTCGTCATGACTGACTTCAAACCAGTGTTTACCTAACATTCCGATGATCGGTAAGAATGCACCGAATGCTAAGTTAATTAGGTCTTTACTCGATTGAGCTAGTTCATCTGGTTTATTAACCATAGTAAACACAAGCCAACCAAAGAGACCAAAGGCAAGAAGACTAATAAGAAACCTTGCCCAAAATCTAAGTTTCATCAATTGGATATGTGGGTCATCCTTTTGTTTTCCACCATTTCTCACTGTTTTTTTCTCGTGTATTTCTTCCATTATTTCTTTAGTAGCTCTTTCATTGCATTAGTATTTGCATCTAGGGCTAACTTAATCTGCAAGATAGCATCAGACGACTTTTCAATCATGTCCAAGAGTCGAGCATCGTGCTCCTCATCTTTCTTCCAGAATTCCTCTCGTTCCGCTTTCGCTAGTTCACTTTGGTATCTAATAAACCAAAATGCAGCTATGATGACACAGGCTGGTATGCCTAAGTCCATAACCATTTGATATAATGTGCTTACTTCTGGCATAACTTCTGTTGCTTGTGTAGGATAGTTATAGTATTGATCCGCTGGGTTACTTGGATGATGTCCACTCATGTTATGTATAGCTAATTTCTTAAATTTAAACCTGGTAAATCTTCTGGCGGTTCAGGCCAATCAGGAACATTACCGTCAGATAAAACAGTATCAGGAAAATCACGTAATTTTTGCCTATACGCATCCCATGTAGGATCACCAGATAAATAATCTGTTATTAACAATTTCATGTTCCGTTTTAATCTAATCGTTGGTAAACGACTTGATTCTCCATCTGTTATTTCAAAAGCATAAAAATCATTTTTTATAAAGTTTGCCATTTTATTTTTATAAAACTGTAAGTGTTATGCCGTATGACCCCGAATGGTAACCACCACCATAAGCCTTTATAAAAGTTGTGTAATAACCAAGTCCAGTTGTCCATTGAGCGTCAGCTATAATTCTAATTCCATTTGTAGAAGCCGATGTTGTTGTGGCTCCAACCCTCATCCTGCCTCCATTAACTTGTGTTACATGCCCAAATGTTACATTTGAACTACTACAAGCAATATGTATAATCCGCCTATCGGGATCTGAAGGAGAATTGTTATTAATAGTTCCAACAGTGGTAAGTTCACAAATCGCATTTCCATAAACTCCGTCAAAAACTAATTCAAAAAGTCCAACGTTATCTCCTGATTCTAAATCAGCCATAGCACCAGAAAAAAACTTGTATCCTTCATACAATGTTTCACCGATTGATGAATTTACTTCTTTATAAATTCGGCTTGCATTACCACCACCAAATTTTATTTTAGAATTGGCAGAAATATCATTTGATGTGGTCACTGTTCCGTTAAACGTCCCAGCACCTATAGTTCCACCAGATACCGCATCTCCACTTATAGAATCATTTGGTGCTGTTATTGTTCCAGTAAAATTAGGTGATGCCGTAGGTGCTTTAGCATTTAATTGTGTCTGTAAATCACCAGTAACACCATCAAGCCTATTGATCTCAGCCGTACTAATGTCAGACGAAATACCACCTAATGTATGTGCTAGTGTTGTCGCTTTAGTTGTTGCCATGTTTACTCAGGTTTAGTGGGCCAAGTTAAATTATCTAAGTCGCTAAAATCCATATCTCTTAATGATTGTCTGTATGTAACCCATTCTGCTTTTTTTGCATCCGTTAATCCCCTATCAGAAACCATCATAAAATCTGAATCTGCAAGCAATGAATTCCGTATAGATCGTTGTTTCATTTCCTTGAATTTTGTTTCATCTGTATAAACAACGGCATCACCATTTCCTGTTTTTATTGTAAAAGTAGCCATATTAATCTGCTGTAGGTAATTTTAATCCGTAACAACTCCACCAAGAATCTTTCTCAACACTAGCATCTCCATTATAAGTGAGAAGAAAACCCGAAACATAATTAATATCATTTACATTAATATGTCCAAATCCCCCTTGATAAAAATCACCATTATCCCAACCAGTTTGGCGATATATTGCTTGAGGACGAGCAGGGTTGTCACTGGTGGCAGTTAATGTGTGTCCATCTACTTGAGAAAAATCAGATGATGATGCAAAACAATTGTATAATAACATTTCACAATTAAAACCTATTGAACCACCTGCTATATCGTTCCCAATCATTGCGTATGAAACCCCTGTTCCGCTAATAACACCATTCGCATTACCTGGCGAATTTGTGTGAGTCATCATGTAATAACCATAGTAATAGGTTGACGCATCAATTGCGGCATTACTTGCATCTAAATATCTAAAATAGATGTGCGCTCCATCAACAACAGCCCCCCAACGAATAATTAATTTATATGCAGTATATTTTGACGAAACCACGTTGCTCATTTTTGTCGCAGTCGTGCCATCAAAAGAGGTTGCAGTATCAGCACTATAAGATATGGTTTTAATGTGTTCCCATCCGTGAGGATTTGCACCATCTGTAATGGTTGCAGTACCCCCAATCGTTCCGTTGAACGTGCCAGTAGTAACAGCCCCCAATCTAGTAATGTTATCCTGAACTGTGTTACCTAAAGTACCAGTAGTTATATCACTAGCATCTAACCCTGACCCAGCTTGTGCGCCAAGGTTTGCCATATCTCTAGCCCTACTCATTTTCCTCCTTTTCCAGTTCTTCTTCCATTTCCAAAAGTGCTTGTTTGTAGCCGATTAATCGCTGGATTTGGTTGTTCAAATCCTGAATTTTTTCTTCACATTCTTCTTTTGTTAGTTGCATTATGCGTTTTCCAGTGCAGACACTTTTTCAGATAATGTTTTTACTGCTTCAATGAGTAACGGAATAATAAACTTTTCTTCAACCCTTAAAGGGTTTTCAATTACTTGATCTCCCGCAGTAATTTTGTTAGGCGATGCTTCAATTGCTTCTTTAATAATATTTCCTTTGTCGTCAAGAACGGCATCCCTCGCTTCAATTGGCTGTCCAAATTCAGAAATCAAATTTGAATCAATTTTGGTTAAATCTTGAGCAATCAGTCCATAATGAATTTTCCCTGTTTCTTCAGGACAAAATCCATCAATCCACTCAAAACTAACGCCCTGCATTTGGTTAATTTTTTCAAGACTACCTGTTAAATTATTAATATTTTTCTTTAAGCGTAAATCTGAAGCGTTATAAATATTGGTTCCTGACGGTGCTCCTATACTTCCATTAGAGGCAATCGTCAATTTTGTGGTTGAATCTTCAGTGACAAATTCAATTGCATGACCACTTCCTAGACTGATCATTTTAACTTTGTTATTTGCACCATCACATGCAAAATCAATTGATGCTGAACTTGGTCCACGCAATGCAAGCATGTGAATAACAGAACCAGTCTGTTTCAAATTCAATAAATAATTTGAATTACCTTCGACACCTAGTTGATTGTTTGGGTTATCAGTTCCGATTCCAACAAACCCACCATTTTCGATAAAAATACCATCGGTTCCACCTGAATCTCTTAGTTTTAAACCATCACCATCCCTTGCACGAATTTCATCGGTCTGAACATATTTACCATCTGACTGTTCAATATGGTTAACAACTTCCACGTTTCCATTAGCATCAATAGTCAGTGCTGTATTACCTCCGTCTTGCTTTAAAACCACATTCTGACCACCTACCGGACGTATACTGTTAGCAGTTATTTCGCTGTCTTTTAACGTAACACCATCAATCTCGACACCATGTGCTGATGTTTTTTCTTCAATATCATCAACTTTAATTTTGTTTTCTACTGTTACAACTTCAGAGGAATCAATAGAAATGGCAGTACCATCAGCACTAGATGTAATTCCTGAAACTCCACTTGCATCTAATTGAGCTTTTGTGACTGCATGGCCAGATGCAGTGCCAGTAGGAATTGTGATGTTTCCAGTAAAAGTCCCACCACCAGCAGGGACAAAGTTACTATTGTCTAATGCACCTATAACTTGTATTACAACAACATCACTTGCTGTTAAAGTAGCTCCACCAATGGTTACAGTACCACCATTAGTTGATGGATCTAATGTGTAATCAGAGTCATCCAGTAATACTCCATTTAAAAAGACATTTACTAAACTAGATGTAGCCTGAGTGATGTTCCTAAATTCATTAAATCCTCCATCTCCACTTGTAGGAGTAGGATTGTAGCTTGTTATTGTATTAGAAGAATTTGAAACATAACCAACACACTCAACAACATCTGAAGCAACAAATGCAACTCCAGTTGTTAATGTAACTGTAGATCCTTGTCCAGTTTTAGAATCCATAGTGTAATCGTAGTTACTATTGCCACTATGATCTCCAACTAACTTAATACCATTAAGAAATACATCAACTCTACCAGCATTGTAACTTACTGCTAATGTAGGTGGGTTGTTGGCTGCATTGGTTAACCCAGTGTAAAACCTACGATCTATACCTACATTTTCTTCTGTTAGTCCTATGAGACCATAAGTATAAGTTCCACTCATTAGGTAAGCTCCAGTAATGTAGCAAATACATTAAGACTACTAGCAGCACTTGCTTGTACTTTAATTTTATCACCAGTTTCTAAAACTATTTTATTACCACGCATTATTTCTAATGCTGTATTTTTGGGTATACTAACTGCGTTAAGGAACACTATGTCGTTAGTGTCATTTGGTGATGTTGCTCCTGTTACAGCATCGTATAGTGTTACTGTTGCAGTAATATCACTTGAACTGTTATTAGTTAGTGTTAATCCAATTAAAATAGACGTAGTAGATGTTCCTGCTTCGTAAACTTCTGTTACTGCATCGTGAGCTATGTTTTCAGCCCACTTGTTTTTAAATGTACTTGCCATGTTTTATTATCCTAAAGCTATTGCCATCTCAATGGCGTTTGATTCTGCATTGGTTACAATTGTCCCTAAAGTTCCATTGTTAATATTAGTAGCTACAGTTTGAATGTTATTAGTTGGAGTTATCTGTCCAGCTACTGTAGCCATGTTAGTTACATTAGTACCTGTGCCTAAATGTCCCATAGCAGTTACATTAACATTTGTACCTAAGTGACCCATATCCTCAATTACTCCAGCATCAGCTAACAAAGCCATGTCATCTTTAACACTCTGATGAGCCAACAAAGCTAAATCATCTACTACATCTTGAGTTCCTAGTAATGCCATATCTGCTACTGCATCGGCAGTACCTAACCTACCTATTTCAGTAGCTTTACCTGCAACAGCACTAATGTTATTAGTAGGAGAAATCTGTGATGCTACAGTTTGAATGTTATTAGTAGGACTAATTTGTGATGCTACTGTAGGTACATCAGTGCTCTGGTCTACATAAGATTTATTAGCTGCATCAGTACCAGCACTAGGAGTGCCTACGTTAGTAATCTTACCTGCGTTACTACTAATACTAGCATCCCATTCGGTACCTGCGGTATTCAAAGGTAGTGCATCATCTGCTTTATCAATAGCTTCTTGAGCTACATGAAAGGTCTGTAGTGCACTATTATCTAAGTCTGCTTCTGTTAATACTGAGGCATTCTGAAAGTCAATCTGTCTACTAGTTTTATTAGCAATCCTCTTAATGATAATATTAGTAGGAGCATTAGATGTAATCTCGTTTAACTCAATCTTTTTACTCGTGGTATTAATAGCAAACCCTGAGGTTAATTCAGTATCATCAGCATATACTTCTAAAGAGTCTCCAATATCAGGATTATAATCTATACTACCTACATCATAAGATAGGTTAGTAGATACACCACTAGAAAATGTAATAGTACTATATGCTTTAGTTGTGGATGTAAGTGCCATTGGTTATCTTATATCTATTCCTAATTTTTGTTTATACTCTGCTTGTCTTCTAGCTTGAACTATTTCATTACCTTTATTAGGGTATTCTTTCATAAGAGCAATCTCAGCTTTTTTTCTATATGTACGTTTAATTGACATTAACTCTTTTGCTTTTAAATCATCAGGTAACTTACGATAAGTTTTACTAATAATTACTTGTCGCAAAAAAGATTCTAAATCTTTACCTTTATATTTAACAGTGCCCATTAATTGTTGGTACCTACTCTGTTGTTCCGCAGATAGTGGTACATCATCAATAGAAACATTTATATCATCAGATAACCCTGGAGTATTTAAACGTATTATTTCATTTAAAACAAAATTGTCTTTTTCTTTTTTTAATTTAAGAGGTATAGCCCCACCTAAAGTGTATATAGGGTATTGAGAATTTATTACTTTTTCTCCAGTTAACCAACTATACTTAGGTGCTGTTTTTGCGTAAGGCATTCCAAAATTACGAAGAACTTGGTCACCTAAAGAATCAAAAGACCCATCAAATAAACTATTAGTACTCCTTAACCCTACATCACTATCTCTAGCAAAGATGCCTACGACTTGACCAGGGGCTTTTACAGAAACCATTGAAGCAAATATGTCTTCAACAAATCTTTCTGCTCTAGCTATTCCAGTACCGCTTGTTAATGCTTCGATACCATCGGTAAGATTTTTCAAACCACGAGTAAATGATTCTTCTTGAGCAACATTAGTCATACTCATGATATAAGCCATTACATAATCACTTACTTCTTCATCTCTAAACATACTATCGTCTTTAGAGTACCTAATGGTATCCATCATATCAGCAGCTACTTTAAACGGAGTACTATATGGAGAAAATCTTCCGTAATCTACCCATACATCTCCTACTTTAATTGAGTAAGGCTGATGTTTTTCTAGCCATGCTTTTCGTAGTTTAAAATCCTTTGGTCCTGCACCAGTAATACGATCTGAAGCAACTAAGAAAAATGCAGTAGCTGATAGTGCAGTACCTAATCCTACTTCTGTCCTAGCTTTTAGGGCTACCATAGGGTCATCACTCCTGAGTCTTTCCATTAATTTCATTGGTCTTAGGAGATGAGTAGCAGGGGTTAATCTAAGACCTTTAGCAATTATATTTACTGGAGTTCTTACAAATGGAAAAAATATTTGAAGGTAAGGATTTCTCTGTATCATTTCTCGTGCTAGTTTTAAACCTGTAGCAGTTAAGTCTGATCCTTCAAATAGTTCTTCACTAGTAAAAGAGGCTTCCCTAGCATACTCTAGTGCTTTAAATCTTTTTTCTTTTAATTTAGTTTGTTCTAATGCTAATAAGTTAGGATCAAGTTTAGAAGAAACTACTTTAGTATCTACTTGATCTGTATCTTTTAAACCTCGTCTAAGTCTATATAAGTCTTTTTCAGATAATGCTTGACCACCATCTTCAAAAGAATCTTTCATTATACGTTCACGAATACTACTCTTTAAACCATCTTTCTCTAGTTTAGTTCCGTTTTTTAATACGAGGAGTTGTTCGTCAGATAGGTCAGCCATTTCTTGACCAAACCTTTTCCCGAAATAATTTAATTCTTTATAGAACTCATCAGTAGCATTAAGTAATTTATACGACCATTCTCCTGGTTTTCCTGTGAGATTTATTGCGTGTCTTAACGCTGACCCTGCCTTAGTATTCATAAATGAATTTTTACCTAAGTCAGATGCTCCGAATAAATACTCTGCACTACCTCTATCTATAACTCCTTCATATTGTGTAATGTTAGGATCTAAGATTGCTTTATTTTCCCTAAAGGCTTTTGCTGCTCTACCTAAAGCCATCCTTGAACCCCACCATATACCTGCAATTTGTCCTTTAAGTTCCCTAGAGATCATTTCTCTCGTAGCACGATCACCAATAGGATTAAGATTATTCATGACTAGTTCACTAACTGGCCTTAAAACAGTCTCTATACCATTGGATACTAAGTTGATACCTAAGGTAGGTACGTTTAACAAAATGTTCCTACGGAACCTCTCAGAAAGAAAATGAGATAACTTATGAGCACTCGTATCTTCTTTGGCTATTCTAAGTATTCTAAATCTTGATGTACTACTTAAGTCACTTCCTGCTCGTCCTGTTGCTTCTGCTGCTTCAACAATTAATTTAGCTTTTTGTTCTAGTTTTTGAATGTAGTCGGCACCTTTATTAGTATTGTAAAGGTTTTGTATATCAACACCATCCATGAATTTCATAGGATCTTCAGGTAATCTAACATCCATCCGTCCCATAGCAGTAGTACGAGCACCACCTTCTTGAATAGCTTTACTATATGCTCCTATCCTACCCATGTTAGGCATCATTAACTCTAACTCATCTAAACGAGCCAAGGCTTGTAACTTTTGATTTTCAGTAGGAGCAGATAAAATTAATTTTGCAGTATCATTTAGTTCTTTTGTGTACCAATTGATTGCAGTTTTACCAGCAAATAGTAAACCACCTAGTTCCTGGGAACTCTTAGCACTCTCTCTTAATTTACTTAGAAAATCTCCCATACCTAAGGTAGTGAGGTATTCTTCTGCTTCTACCTCATACTCATCAAAACTTACTTTATCAGGAGAAAGTTTCTTCTTTGCTTGTTTATAACCATTACTTAAAGTAATTAGTATTTTGTCAAATGTTTCGTCATCTTTAACTAAGTAATGGTCTTTATTAAAATAAGGAAGGTCAGTTTCGTAACTTAGTCTAGTTTCATCTAAATCACCTGTCTTTACTTTTTCTATAATCTTTTGTGCAATCTTCTGAGAATCAAAGATTTTATCTTTAGGTATCTTAGATGTTTCTCTAGGTATAATTTGTGGTTTAGTATCTAGTGTAGGTTCACTAGGTTGAGCTTTAGGTTTTATTTTTGGTTTGCCAGCAGGTACAGTAGTTCTTTTAATTGTACCATCGGACATTTCTTCAACTACTTCTTTTGTTGATTCTAGTTTTTCTAAATCATCAATGTCTTTAGCTAGTTGTTTTAAGTCGCTATCTAAATTAGTTTCTATTGCAGTAGCTTCATCAGAAGACTTAGCATATTTAATTCCTCTAATAGCACCTACAACTTTAAACAAACCATCTGCTGTTGCTCCAATACCAGCATCTTCAAATGCTCTCTTTAGGAGTGCCATTGGTAATGGATCATCTGGTTTAGACCTTAAAGCTTCAAAGAGTGGCTCAGTAATATCAGGTCCAACATCTGCCATTATATCTGCCAAGCGTTCTTCGTAAGGGTCTCTTACTAAAGATGCACCTGCTTCAGCCACAGCACTTCTAGCAAACCAGTTTTGTATTGGTACAACTTTTCTTAATAATAAAAAAGATGCTAAAGCATTAGATATTGCTTCTGATGTTTTAAATGCAGTTGTATCTTCAGGAGGAATATAAGTATTAAGTTTATCTTGATACCAATCTTTTACTTTATCTACTTCTTGTAATCGATAGTCACCTTCACCTATTAATTTATCAGCAGTCCAATCGAGGATACCATTCATATTATCAGCAAACTGACCTGGAATCTTTAGTATTCCCCTAGCACTTCCTTGACCTATATCTCCTAAGGTATCTACTAGTCCACCAGATTGAGCGTATATGTCTTCATTTTCTAATTCTTTTATTCTTTCAGGGCTTAAGTCTATTTGCATCGGGAATATTAAAATGTTCGTCTAATAGTTGAGCTAAAAATGAAAATGCTTCGTCTGGTTTTCCAAGAAAATTAGAATACATAGTACCATCACTTCCTCCACCTTCTCCTTCTAGTAACTTATTTATCATTTGAACCATTCTATTATCATGGACTTCAGAACCACTCACTGTTTTCCACGAAAATTTATTTTTTGTAAAAGCAAGGTAGATAGAATCTCTATCTTTTAAGTATTGATTTTTATCAGTATAAGGAAATTTATCTTCTTGGAAAGTACCAGCAATAAGACCTTTTTGTGGTAGCTTAACTATATTAGGGTGAGTCTGAATAATACTTAGTTTAGTATTATCTTCATCTTCTTTAATTAAATAAGATTTTAAGAAGTTTTGATCTAAGGCTTTATCTGCAATTGCTCTACTTAATTTATCATCTAAGTCTGCTTGAGATATATTAGGGTTTTGTTCTTTTAATTCTTTTTGTTTTTCATAACCATAGTCTAAGAGTGCCCTTCGATACCTATGTGCATTACGGACTCTCTCAATATCTTTAGGATCACTCTGGTTAAACTCAGCAAACCAATCCTCTAAAGATTTTCCTGCACCTACTGGTTTCTTAGTAATTAACTTAAGTGCATCATTTCTAGCTACAGTTGCTAAAGAATCTTTCTTAAATATTCTATCTCTATACTGTTTATCAGTTAATTCTTTTTCTAAGTCTCCTATTTTTTTGGCATCTAGTCCTAGTAATGCTCCATCTTCTCTGATTTTTTCAGTAGTAGTATTACCAGTACTAACATCTATTTCTAAATTCCTAAGGGCTAACTCTTCTTCGAGTGTAGTGTGTGAACCTATACTTATCCTTAGTTTCCGAGCCTCATCTCTTTCACCTAAATCTTCTAAGGTTTCAATTTGCATCTCTAGTGCTCGTAGAGCAACACTATCAATAATTAATCTACCACTTTCATCTCTTTTTATACCTCTTAATATTTTAGATGTATTAGCTTTAGCACTCTTTTTTAATTCCTCTTCTTTTCTTTGCTTTAAAGTGTACTCTTGGTTAGCTTTGTTAATTATATTTTGTTTAATCTTATCTTCATAAACTCTTTTAATTTTAATTGCTGGACCTGAGGTACCCCATGATGCACCATTTTTTGTAGTAATAAAATCTATAAGTTTTAAAAGGTCTACATCATCTTTTTGTAATGCTAATTCAGCAATTTGAGTAGCAGCGAGGTTGTTAGCTTGAGAGTAATCACCAGTTATATCTGCATGTTTATTAACAGTATCAGCTATGGTTTTTCGCAACCCATGTAATACATTTGCTTTTTCGTAGTTCTTATATTTTTTATATGCCTTTTCTCCTTCACTTCCAGCAGGAGCATTTTCAAGAGATCGTTGAATATCTTTATTTATACCAATGTATTCACCTTTTTTATCCTTAGCAAACATTTCATTTACTAAAGGATCTTCTTCTGCTACTTGAAATGATCTTCTTAGAATACCTTCAAAATCATTTTCATTAGGGACATCAACTCCTTCTGCTTTTAAACTTTCAATTATAGTTGGTAATTCATCGAGCAGTTCACTTAAGTCGTTAATTTGTCCATTTGTAATAGTACTTAAGTTATTTCCTACTTCATCAATACTATTAACTAAATTTTGTTGATAAGCAGCATCGGCTTGTTCTGATAGTAACTGTCTTCTTTGAGCACCCCATGCTTGTTGTATTACATTTTTAAATTGTTCTTGAGTAGGAACAAATTCTTCATTATAAAATTCTTTATCGTAGAGGTCTAAGCCATTTGTACTTTGAAACTCCTGGTCATATTTTTCTATAGCTTCAAAAAACTCTGCATCACTTAAATCTTTAGGTATTTTATCGAGCATAGAAGTTAACCCAAGTCCATAAGCACGACCTAAGTTTTTAAGCCAGGATCTTTGGTACCCTTCTACAAAAAACTCATCTCCTTCTTGATTACCTAATGCTATTCTTCTTTGAGTTTCCTTACGTTCTTCCGTAGTCTGTTGTCTAAATGTAGCACGACCTTCAGCTATTCCTGCTTTCTTATCTGATTGAAACTTAGTACCTAAAAATTCAGTGAGCGAAGGTGCTAACTGGGCTAACGCATTAGCCATCTGTGCCTCATTAGATTTACCTTGAGGTGCAGCTTTAGGTTGATAAGAAGATATACTAGGAAGTCCACCAGTTTGTATCTGTGCGGTTTGTTGAAGAGGTCGCAACCTCGTCTTCCTATCTTGTTTTGCCATTATGCTATATAAGTTTCTGGGATCGTTTTCTTATCGTCTTTATTAAACCTACCACCTAGTTTGTAATAAGTAGTACCTGCATCTAAGCCAGCAGTTGCATATTGTAACGCATTAGCAAATCCACTCTGACCAAATGCTCCCTGGTTAGAATTAATTCTACTCAAAGCACTATAGTACGCATTGTCTGCTTCGTACTTTAAGCCTTCTCTTTGGAACTGTAGGTTATTCATGTTCACATCATAGTTCCCACGAATAGCCCCAATGTTCTTTAGTTGTTGTTTCTCTATATCTTGTAGTTGTAGGTAAGGACTTGCTCCTTCTACTCCTGCTTCTCCTGTTGCAGTAATTGCAGTACCTTGTGCTTGTAAGGCTTTTACTTGCTCATCTAGTTGTGTATCAGTAGCTTGAGTAGCTAGGTTATTCTCTTGTGCCTTTATCCTTCGGTTCTTTTCGTTTATCTGTGCTATTTGATTCTGGTATTGAATATTAGCTAAACGTGCGTTCTCTTGTGCAATACGATTAGCTTGATTTATCTGCTGTCTCTGTGCCTCTTGTTGTTGAGAGACTGAAGCTGCGGTAATAGCTAATTGTATTAATGCTATAGTTCCTGGATCTGCACCCATATTAACTCCTCGGAGAACGTACTACTAAGAACCCTTCGTACTCTGCTGATTGAAACCTACATGGTAAATGTTTTGCGTTTTGTATCTCTATAGTCACGTTATCACTCTTAGATAGTACTGGTACCCTAAAGGTTCCTGATTGTAATGATTGTTTATCTATGACTGCTGTACCTACAGTTAAACCACTAAATGTATTGGTTCGAGAGGTTCTACCTGTGGTAGGTAAGGGTGATACAATTACCTCAAAGAAACCTGAGTTACTAAAGTTAAACGACATGTTACGTATCTGTAACCTAGCGATCTCAACAGTAACCTCATTTTCCTTATGTACCTGTTCACTTACACGATACTTAAATGTAAAGGGTATACCTGCGAATACTGATTTACCTGCTGTGAGTTGAGCACTTACATCACTAAGAGCAATGATCTTACCTGTATCTAAAATATACTCAGCGTTAGTAGCCGTATAAGGTAATGTTGTAGTACCTCCTGTCTTAAGTTCTACCCTTCGATCTAGATGAATACTCTGCTTATCTACCATTACCTCTGATGCAGGGTCTGAAGATAACGTAAGTTTCTCTAAGAATAGACTATTACTACGTTTGAATAGTAAGAATACATCTGACCCTAATATAGACATAGAGAGTACATCAGCATCAAAGGTCCATTTAGACCAGGATGATTGTAGTTTCTCTGCTCCAGACCAGAAGTACTTATAAACGTATATACTCTTTCGATCTGTATCTCCTAACGCTAATAAAATTTCCTCATTAGAAGATGATGCTAGTTGTAAGATATTACCTTCGATGTACTCAGGTACATGTGCGGTTACCTCTTGTGCATCTGAGGTCTCCGTAGAGATGTCTAAGAAGTACTCACGTACACCTGAGAAGTCACCACGTTTAAAAGGAAAGTAAACGTACCTACCTGCTGGTACTGGTTTAGCCGTAGTGTCTGTTTCAAAGTTAGTAGCTACATCAATAGAAACAGTAGTAGGTGTTAGTAGTTCTCCTGCGGTAACCTTAAACTGCTGTAAGTCTGAGAAAATAAGAAGACTTTCGTTAAAAGGAATTGCATGTCGTAATATGGATACCTGATTATTTGATACTGCAACATCGATTGGTTCGCTATCTAAAATAGTTAGTGTTGTAGTTACAAAGAGATTGTAGAATCCACCTGCTTCACTAAAGATTACATTCTCGTCACTCAAGAAACCTAAGCGATTCCTATGGAAGAAAATGTCATTAATCTCAAAGTCAGTAAAAGAAGGGAATGGGTTAGTATCTATGTCACCAATAGTACGTGTTACCCAAGGAGAATCTTCTAATATAAAATAAACTCTATTTGATGAATCTGTTGTTACAGTACCTGAGGTTTCTGCTGAAGGACTAGAAGTGATAGCTTTATCTACTTTAAATGTATTTGTAGTTACTTCACTAATAGTGAGTGCACTACCATTAAAATTAGTAGTGCCACTAATTGTTACTTTATCTCCATTAACAAACTTATGATTTGCAATAGTAACTGTACAATGAGTAGCATTAGTTTTTACTACGTTTGTTAAAGATCCTGTTACATTTGTAAATGCTTTTTTAAGTTGGTGAGGCATCGTACTAGCATCAAAGCTAGTCTTGTAAGGATCTGTGGTTTCACCAGCATACCTCGGTAGTAAAGTCTCTTTCCAAGTCTTACCATTCCAAAACACATAGTAATCATCTTGTGCCTTTTGGTTATCACCTCCTACCTTAATAGTAAATCCTGTTCCATCATTAGTAAATGCACTACCACTCCAACCTTTCTTTGCATCTCCAGGTAAGGTAGCAGGTAGTTTACCAAAGGAGGACACTTGGTCATGTCCTACAAAAACATCTATATCTTCATTACCACGACTATCAGATACTTCTACATCAAAATTTACTTTGTTTGTTCCAGAAGAATATATGTAAATAAAGTTATCATCAGCATTGTATTTGACACCAAATGAAGAAACATAATCCCCTGGTGATCCACTACCACTACCTATGTCTGTTTCAGCAGCAGCAGTTCCATTAGGTTTTTTCCATTTAGTTGCGTCATTAATATTAGTGCTTAATGTACCTGCATTTGTAATAGCAGTTCCGAGTGCATTATCAATTGTAATATCAGTGATAACATCAGGAGGAGAACTAGTTGTACTTAAACCAGAAGATCCATAAGCTAATGAACTAGCAATACGTTTTGTACTAACTGTTCCTTGGTTGTTAACTTGAGTAGTTTCTGGAGTATCTCCATTTGCTCCAGTAGTATTACTCTTAATTAAACCATCAGGTGTTTCGGCAGTAGAAATAAATTTGTACTCAACATTATTTACTTCCATTGATACAGTTATAGAGTACTTAGACTTGTAGTCACCATTCTTAATATATACGTATGCTTCGTATGGTCTCTGATGTGAATAAGTAGAACCTTTGGTAATGGTCTTACTTCTATTTAAGAGGAACGTAAAGTCAGCAACAGTAGTAGCACCAAAGGTTGCTTGTGCAGTAGAATCTGTGGGTACATCTAAATAATTTAGTTGAGTATTAGATAGTGCAGTAAAAGAATCATCTGCATATACTGGTACTTGATTACCTCCTTGTGCAGAAGATCCATCTTTAGGTACATACTTACCTACTAGATCAAATACTTTAATACTTTTGTCTGATAAGACGGATACGTATGCTTCTTCTTCATCTCTCTGTATCGTGTGAATAAATGCAGTACTATCGGTAAAACTAGTATCAATCTCACTTATATGCTGAGTTCCAGGTCTCTTCTCTAATCCACGTACCACCGAAGATAACCCATTCTCTTGGATTGCCCCTTGGGTAGGTAGTCTTAACGATGGTGGTTGTTGTGACACACCATTGATTAAGTTAGGAATAGCTCCAGATACTAATGGCATATTAAGATGATGTTTCGGTGAGTGTATTGGTTATATAATGCTCACTATAGATATTCCTATCTAATGGAGCAAAGGTGTCGTAGTTATCAAAGATATTAAAGTCAGCAGTCTCTGCTTGATAATCTTGTAGTTCTATAAATGCCTGTTGTTCATCCTGCATTTGAAACCCATGTATATTAGGTGAACTCAAGACTCTATCTTGAAAGATACGAGCAGCACGGATAGTAATGTATCTCCTAGCTGACTCAGGTACATCAGAGAAGTCTAAGAGGATAACTGCATCAACAGTTACGTCATCACTAAATACATAACTATTAGCTATCCTATCGTATAACTTACGTCCTCTTTCAACTATGTCCTTAGTAGAGTTTCTTAAGGTATTCCTAGTGTCTACCCTAATGTAGTTATTAGGTAACTCTATGTGATTATCAGTAGGGTTTCTCGCAAGTTTAATTTTTAAATCTGTATTAAATATCCAACCCTTACTCTGAGTTTCACGATTGACACTCTCTAATATCGTTTCTGCTAACTCAGCATCTTCTAATCCTGAGGTAAGCGAGTTAACTGGTGCTTCACCAATACTACTAAGCATTACATTAACTGCTTCTAGTTTAGTTGTGGGTTGTAGTGTAGCCATTGTTAATATGTATTACTTGCTAGTATTTTTTTCTTTACCTTTTTCTTTTTTTTCTTCTTTTTCTTTTTATACTTAGAAGTAGGATCATTAGGTACACTTGCACTTCCTAAGTTACCTTTAAAAATAGAAGAGTGTGAAGGTAAAGGACTTTTCTTTTTCTTAATCTTTAAGTTA